CTAGAATCATACTGGATGATGTGGGTTCCATCGGAATTCGCGGATACACAAAAGAATATGGCAGATTGTATAATGGCCCTTTATCAAGAGTCATCCTTTCTAGAATCAACAAGAAAAGATCGCGAAGCAGATCTGACTCGACAGATTTCTTTGCTACAGGAGCACACTATAAGTATGGATGATCTGCGTAGCAGCTTAAGAGCATCGTGTACTCTTGATACCGATGGGAAACTCGGATGGACATGGATAGGCAGCCTAGCCTCTGCTCATGCATTAAATCTGCGAGGCAACGCAGCAAGATTTGATAGAAATTATGGAAGGGGGCAGATCTCACGAAACCTTACCGATCATTTAACCGTAAGGCATTCGGCACGAATTGACGATCAACGAAACCTTAAAAAAGGCACTGTTGCAGAAATGATACTTGAACAAGGTGTGGATGACTATCTCACCACTATAAGCCAGACATATAGATTTTTATTTATACAGCGACCCGTTTTCTTTAATCATCCAAAAAAAGGAGAACACAAACCTAGAGAAATTTCTATCACTGACCCTGATTCGAGGATCGCGCTATCTGATGCTGAGCTCATATGCGGATTGTATGGCAAAACCACTAAAGTGGATTTTTTAAAGGACTCTTCAAAGAACGCAAAATTCTATCGAACGTCAGCCAGGATAATGACTCGTGGAGGAGGAATACAGTCATCGGATGCTACGCGATACGGACCATCAATGAGCAATTTCGCTATAGCCATAATGCTATTGTTGCTTGGGAGCCATTCTATGCATTTAAAGTGGGCGTCTAGTGTATATGCTCGCCTAGCTTATAGACAAATGTTGCTACCAACGGATATTGAGCCGTATTTGACCAAAATGACGGTGCATGATGACGTTTCTGCAGCAGCGATGGGCACAATTAAATGGATTCGCTCGCTGCCTACAACGGCATACCAAGACGGAAAAGCCATGGTATGGTATTGCACTGCTCACCACATGGGTCAAGGAATGTCTCATCATAGCAGTTCACTGTTACATGCGGGCGGAATTATTACTGCTGTTGATGCTGTGTCCAAAGTCCAGTTGACTGTTGCAGGCCAGGACGTACTATGCAAGGACCATATAATGGTGACCTCTGATGACAGTACAGTGATGATAGAACCAAGACCACCTCATGACGATATGGTGATGTCTAGAAGTAACAAACAAGTATCATCAAGAATTTTCTTGCAGCTAGTTAGAGCGGCAAGATCTATAACATTGCGAATGGTGAGCGTGTTGCCAAATCTTGTTAAAGAAATCATTTCGGCAATTAAGGGCGAATTCAATTCTCAAGATACAGGAATTGGTGAAACATGTCCAATACTAGGGTTTAGAGAACTTATATCTTTAATTGTTACTCCAAGCAGCCCGTCGCTTGTAGGCGATTACCTTAATTCGTTTGCCAATGCAAAAAACATAGCACTTGCGGGTCAAGGCATATCAACTGGCTGTTTTGTACACGCACTACTAATAGATGCACTAGAAGAACGATGGGGTCTTAATCAAGAAGAAAAGGTTTTCCTAGGCAGCCTTGACATTCTTCCAGCACAGTTGGTAAGTGGATCCAAAGACAGTGATCTGCTTGGGTCACCCGCAGCCTTTCTACATCCTAAGATTCGCGCATGTCTGCTCAAAGAAAGCATCGAATCAAACCTTGTCAATGAAGACCTGGATCCAAATACTCGTGATAGTGTCTATGCACCTATGATGCATATTAAAGTAGCAATGACCCGTCAGCATAGAAAGGCTATACAAGTTATTAAGACTCGTGTTAAGCGCCTTGAAAACATCGGCAGGCCGCATCAAGCCAGTTTGTTACTCAATTCTTTAAGATCCACAATATCATCAGC